TGAGGTAATACTCTTTATCGGTATCTCTTCCTGGTACTGCTCTTGCGTAATTATCTTCAGCGGGTAGTCAATGGTTGAATACCGCACCACAGCAGATGCAATGTTAATAGGGCGTGAGGTGTTGAATACTCCCCCCGTACCTATGGTATAGGTGGCCGATCCGGTGAGATTAAAGCTTTCCAATGTATATGCATACGTGGCCAGATTATCGTTAGACCACGTATCGAGCATATCGTTCAGCGCGATAAGCCCATCATTGGCTTCATCTGCGCTCAATGCCTCAGACTTAAAAATCACGCCTATAAGCTTTGCCGCCCCCGTGATTATATCAAGGACGGTTGTGGTCATTATTCCCCTGCCCCCACAGCTATATGAATAGCAGCCGTTCCGGTGTCTGTAATTCCGGATATAAACACGTCATTTTCATTCTTTGTCATCGTCATGATGGCTCCCGCTGGAACTACCTGGCCATTTACAGGGATAGTTGCAGAAGTGGGGAATACCGCCGTTGGAGCGGCAGTGGCTCCCGAAACAAGGAAAATGTTGTTTGGCCCAAGATTCACGATAACAAGGCTGGTGGAGGATGAATCTTGAGGGCTTAACGTTATACTAGAGCTTGAAGTGGTGCCGGAAAGTTTATACGTGGGAGTATTCAGGTTCATCGCTACCATAAGCCTTACCCCGTGGTGATATGTTCGAACTGCATCTGCGCTTTCTTGAAAACGCTGAAGGTGTCCGCATGCGAAGTATGCTGCGCCGCCTGGAGCTGGAGCGTTCCAGCCACCGCGATATCAACCACACCGGTTATCTCCACGAGGATAACCACCGCCGCTGCATTGTCACAGATGAGTGCCTGATCCGTAGTCGTCGTTCCGCGCGTGATTGCCACGCCGGAGGCCGTAAATGCCTTGGCTTCATACTCAATCGCGGTAATCATGGAGGCTACGCTCTGTTTAAAAGCGAACTTTGAGCCGTTATTCGCCGTGCAAACCGTAGGAATGGTAATGCGGAACTTGTACGTCTGCCCAGCGCCCAGCGTGTCCGTAACCATGCTGGCTACATTGACAAGCGTTGTGCTGCTGGTCACATCCAATTGCGTGTCGCAGAGGGACACATCGGAGAAATTGTGATTTAGGATGTCGCGGGTGTCCTGGGCGAGTGCGCCCTCATATTTTACTCGGTTCTTGGCCATTTTCTTCCCTTTCAAGAGGAAAGAGGGCAATAAAAAACCCCGCATAATGCGAGGCTGCCACTGCCCTCTTCAGATGGATGTTTAAGCGGTGATACGGCATGCCCACTCGGGACGGACCGCGAGGAAGCCGCCGAGGAAGTCGATACGCATAATCATCTTGTCCGTGAGGATTGCAGAGTCCATCCAGACGCGAACCGTCATATCGTCCACAGTCTCCTGACCGACCATATGCACACCATTGGGCTTCATGAGCGGAACGCTCACGAAACGGAAGGCAGAGCGGTGGTAGGCAAGATTCTGGACATATCCGGTGGACAGGGAACCCACCAGCGTTACGGCGGCTGAAGACTGAGGCAGGGCATTGATATTCTGCAAGCCATTGCTGCCAGCATAGAGGCTGGGAGAAATAGCCACAGAGGTATAGGCGCCGCCCGAGGCCGTGTTATTCGCCGTCACCACAAACTGCTGGAGATACGGATAAACAGCCTTCGTGATGGGATGCACCGCGAATACGTTTGCCACCGTGAAGACATCACCCGCCTTCAACGTCTGCGAGCCCGTGCCGGTCAGGGCAATGGTCGAATCCGCTTCGGTCGAGGTGGTCGTTACGGTGATCGTACCCGTTGCCGTGCCGCGCGTATGCGTGGGTAGCATGGAATTACGCAGGAAGGTAAAACCGTCCGCCTCACCGATATAGCCCCTCTTGTACTGCTTTGCTATGTCCGCGCTGGACTGGAACAATCCCTTGCGGGCATTCACGGCAGAGCGGTTTGCGGTGGGATTAAGCAGGAGAAATTGATTGCCATCCTGCGGCGCAAGATTAAAGGCTAGTTTTTCACCGGCGCTCAATATGGTGTCGGTATCAAATACCGTCGATCCCGCAGTGCCAACGCTGTTATATATAGCATTCTTGGCAGTGGAAAGCACGGTGCTTTCTACGCCCTGCGCGATGGAAGAGATTGCGGGGTCGAGGATTCGCTTGCTCCAGTCCTTCAGCGCAAGCTGGTTCTGCACTTCCAGCGAAGTGAGCGCCACCGCCTGAACCTGGCGAATATTGAGCGTCAGGGGGACCTTCTCTTCCACCACATCCTGAATGCTGGAAGTGATATCGGCATTGGTCGTGGGAACGAAGCGCGCGGGCTTGCTGACCTGGATCGTCTGGCCGACATTGAAGCCATTCACCTGCGTATTGAAGGAGCTTGCGGGCTCCTTGTCGATGGACTTGATGAACTGAACCTTGTCGGCCAGCATCTTTGCGGCAAGACGGGCGATAACCGATCCTGCGTCTTTGACGTTGTTAATAGTATTGGACATTGCTTAATTCCTTATGAATTAATCCAGTCGAGAAGTTCGTCCCCGGACATGGATTCGAGTTGTTTTGAAGGTGCGACAGAGCCACGGGCTGCGGCTAAGGGCGCGGGGGCTTTTGATTTGGGTTTCGCAGGCTGATTTAATTGAGCGACGCGGATTTCAACCCGGGCGTCCTCCAGCGACATGTCTGCGAGGTCTTCAAGCTTGCCTTCCTTTGCCAGATTGTAAAACGCGAGCGGTACGTTATCGGCTGCGAGCAATGCTTTTTTGTGAGTATCCGGTAGCTCTTGCAGAGTCTTGATATTCTCCTGATAAAGAGCTTCCACATCAGGATATTCCTTGGAGAAATCTGCGCCAGCCTTATCCACGGCTGCAATCCTTTCGTTGCGCCACGCGGCTTCCTGCTCAGTCTCCTGCGCTTCTTTCTGCTTGCTATCGCGCTCTGCGAATTTGGCAGCAATCTTCTGCTCCGCTATCCAATCAGCGCGGGCTTCCAGATATTCTGCGTAACTTTTATAGTCCGCTTCCTTGGGAGCGCCATCATTTGCATTGGGTTGTTTCTGCGTAGCCTGTTGCTGGCTCGCTCGTATGGCCTCAAGTTCGGTCCGAGCCGCCTCATATTGCGCTCTCAGCTTTCCTATCGCCTTGTCACGCCGGGAAATGGCATTAACCGCCTTCTTGGGGAATGGCGTATCATCTTCAGGCTTGCCAGTCTCAGGCTCGGCAGGTTCGGAAGGTTGCTTTTCCGGCTCGGTAATAAGCTCTGCGTTATCGATAATGCTATCGATTATACTTACGTCAGCCGTTGGCTGCGCGCCCGTTGCCGGGTTCGTCGTATCGGTCATAAATACTCTTGGGAAAAGGTAACGCCGCTAAAGCGTGCGTATCAACGCGGGATGCGTGATTTCATTGGGCAGCAGTAGCGCCCTCGGTCGGTTGTGACGGCTGCATGGCCGCACTTGCCCCCTGCTGAATAAGGTCGCGCTGCAACTGATTGTCAGCGGCCTGTTCATCAAGGCTATGCTCTAATATTGCTTGTTCCGTATCGCTGCGCGGCGGATACTTCAGTTCCACCTCGCGCGCTTTGATATCCAGCTCCTTGTCCCTTAAGATGAGCTCCAGGCGGCGGTATTCCGCATCCTGCCCCATGGACTCAAGCTTCTTCATCTCCACCTGCGCACGCAGCTTTGAATCCTCAAGCTTAACCTGAGCCTCAAGCTGTTTGCTCTTTAACTCCTGCTGGCAGGCCGCAAGCTCCTGCTGCATTTGTTGCATTTGCTGCTGGCCCTGCTCAATGATTTGCTGCATCTGCGCAACACGTGGATCCGCATTCTGCTGGTTCTCGTCAAGCAGCTGTGGCGGAATGGTCTTCTTCACACGCTCGGCAAGAGCCTGCATTCCGGGCAGGTCCATATTCTTAAATAGCAAGTCGCCACCCACTTGCATCAGCGCAGGAACCTGTTTGAACACCTCCGTAAGCGTAGCCGCCGCTTCCTGGCGCTTCGTTGTGAAGCTCGCGCCGGTCGTGACGCGCACATGGTACTTGCCCCTTGTGAGGTCATAAGGCTGTTTCTGACCGGGCTGCATAGGCGCACCGTTCAGGCCTACCATGCTCGGCTCCTCCTCCTCGCTCATAACCATCTCAATGCGAGGCGTATCAACAACAATCGGAAGCGCGCTTAGGATTATCCGCCCTACCTGAGTAACTGCGCGGCGCGTATTATCAGGAAAGTGGTAGGTTGCCACATCGCCTTCGTGCTGCCTGCGCTGGATAGCAATCCCAGACGTTTCATTACTCTTCTCGCCAATGCTGGCATTGTACATGCCCAGCGATTCCTTGATATTCTGCTTCGCGCCTTCCATGGCGTTGATAATACCGGTGGGAACCGTGGGAGGCTGGAGGCGAGTAGGCGCAGGGGCTTGGTTGCCGTCTATATCGTTCTGGCGGTACTCAAGGACATTCTCAGATCCGGGTATCTGCCATTGCTTGCGCTCATTAACAATCGTCCCTTCCACCGCCAGAATCGGCGCAGTGGGAGCCATGTTAAGTATCTCCTGCTCTTTGCAGGCCCAGTGGTTAAGCCTTAACTGCGGGTCGCGCGCCTGCCTGACAAGACCGGCTACAATGCGCTTTCCGTCTATCCATACCACCTCACCGAATACCGCCGCATAGGGTACGTAATCGCCGGGGAATGTGGTATAGGCAATCTGCTCCTCGCCGGAGAATTTATAGTGATGGATGGTCGCTTTCTTGCCGCGTTTACCAGCCCATTCACGGATGAACACTTCGCCAAGGACAATGCTGTCCTTAACGTCTTTGGCTTTAGGGTCGGTGAAGGAAATGAATTTATGCTTGGGGTAGAGCCGCTCGAAATCCGCACGGCTTATAGGCTCCAGTGCGATAGCGCCGTTTGCATCACGCCCATCACATTCCACCGAAGCCGGGTCTATCCACACGCTGAGAGGGTCGGGAACCTTCTTTATCGTGAGTTCCTGTATCTCCTCCTCATCATCGACGTAATCATGGTCGACGCGTATAAAGCCCACGCCGCACTTTACCGCATATTCGGCAGCCGTATCGTAAGCCTCATCGGCAGATGATTTATATTCAATGCCGCGAATGAGGTCGGCAAATATGTTCGCCGTTTCTATGTCACCATCGCCGGTCGGAATGATATCGATACTGGGCGTATTCTGGCGGATGTCATTCGTCACTTGGTGCACGAACTGAGGAAGCTCGTTAATTACCAGCGTGGCCTTGCGGGACATCTTGCGCTCGTTATACGCTTCTCCCCAATGCGTAGCAGGATCGCCTGCCACCATCTTGAGGTCAATGTTTGCTTCGCGGTAATTCTCTTCCCAATAGCTTTTATACTGCTCGAACATCTTAAGGGCGTCTTCCACCGATAGCGGGCCTTTTGCCGCTTTCTCTTCGGTTTCGTCGTCCATGATGTTCCTATTGCGCCCAGAATGATGGGGCGGCGTAATTGTTGTTTTCCTTTGGCCTGATTACCTGGCGCTTGAAATGCTGGGCGAAGCACAGGAACGCATCCGCGCCATGGCTCCAGATGTCGTGACGCGGCTCCTTGCTCACACGCCCCGTTTCCATGTCCTTGTCGTAAGCATAACGGCGCAGGCATTGCAGGCCGTCCGATGTCTTCTCGCGGTCAAACAGGCATTGCGCAAAGATGGAGCGCGCAGCATCTATGCCCAGCGCCTTCTTCGCAATACGCGGCACTATGCGAACTACCTTGCCAAGCTTGGGATTGGCGCGCAAGGCTTCCTGCAACTGTTGCTTTATCGTGGCCTTCGCCGCCATCTGTTCATGCTCTGCATCATGCGGCAGGCAATGCTCATCGTACAGATATCCGCGCTCTATCAGCTTTTCAATGTAATGCGGCATTTTCTCGCCGCTGTTCTGGTAGTAATCCACGACACGATATTCCTGGCCTATGAGCTGCACGAACCATATCGCGGTATTGTCCGATTGGCCCAAGTCCCAGAATGTTTGCACCGGAATGCCAGCTTTCACCGAAACGCGGGTAATGCGCTGCTCCTCGGCGGCAAGCCTAAGCTCGGCTGCGAATATCGCACCATCCACCGCTTCCTTGCATTCACCTTCCCACACGTTCTTGTACTCGGCAGGATTCTTGCGCTTCAGTTCATCCTTTTCCTGGCGCAGCACATCGGGGAACCAAGGGTTATCCTGCCAGCCTATCTTCACGACAATCGCATCTTGCGGCGGGTCGATAACGAAGTTCTGATATACGTCATCGTCTTCAAGCTCAGGATTGAATGATAGCCATATCTCCGAGCCATCCTCACGCACGGTAGGGATAAGCACCTTCATGCTGGCATTGCTTACCGTCTGCGCCTCTTCCACCCATGCCCGCGTTATGCCCGGGATGGATTTAATATTGCTGATATTGCTCCTGAGCCCCGCGAATAGGAACTCAGTTCCATTGCGTCCGGTTATTGCTGTTTTCTGTACATCATAGAACCCATGGAGGCCCATGGATGCTATTTGCTCGCACAGCAGAGCATGCACGGAGTCGTTTATAGATTTCTGTATCTCGCGTGCGCAGAGAATCTTATGCTTCTTCTGAGCGCCTTGCAGAAGCAATGCCCGCGCTATTCCCCAAGACTTCGCCCCTCCCCTTCCACCGTACAAAACCTTGTACCGTGAGGGCTTGAACAAGCATTGAAGCTTGCTCGGGAATTCGATTGTCACGGCGCGGGAGTAACAAACGTAACAGTGAGATTGGCCTCAACGGGATTGTCTTTCTGGCCCCCAAGATTCATGTCCTGCGAATCTTTCCATCCGAAGTTCTTCAGCGCGAAAATGGGTCCGGCAGCCGATTTGCCGATGTAAAGCTGCTGCTCTGCATACTGCTCAACACGGAGTTTCGCGGTCTTTACGGTGTTGGAAAATTCATCCTTGAGTTGATAATCGCAAAGCACATCCCTGTACGTCCCGAGCCAAAGCGCCAGACCAGTGATTGTGACAGGCTTTCCCTCGTTTTCGCCACCACTTTTGAAGCTATCAAAATAAGCATCCACCTGCGCTTGCAGCGCTTCTGGGCTTTCAAATTTCAATGGTCTTCCTGCGGGCATAATTTCCAACAATAAAAAAACCGCTTCAGATGATTTCTGAGCGGTTGGTATTTAGTGACACTTCTGGCGGGGTGGATGTTGCATTATTACGCCTTTCCTTGTGTTCGTCAATAACTTTCTGAATATTTTCCAATCCATGCTTCAGCACGCCCAGGTCATGGCTAGGCAATACTGCGCTTGAGCAAGGGAAATTCTTCATCACCGTCCATATCACGCGGTTGAGTTCGGGGCGCACAACCTTGCGGGCTATTTCGAGAAACATGTCGGTGTTGTCGTCAAGGCCGCTGGCGGGCAGGATATCGTTCAGCTTTCCGCGCAGGTCGCATATGCCCATGGTGCGCCATGCGTGGATCAGATACCGCTCGAATGCCTTTGCGGTGTCCAGATGTTCCTTGGTGATATTCCCTTGGCGCTCAAGGATTCTGGGAAGCCAGTGAACGCTTTCTAGCTTGTCGTCCTCGTTTCGAATGATGTCGCCCTTGGCCGCACGGAATGCGTTGATGATGGGCGGCATTTCCATTTTGCCGCTTACGGGGTTGAATACGGCCTTGAGGTATTGGCTTTCGTCGTGGCCTTCGGGATTGAGCCGGGTCATGCTTGCTTTCCTTTGAGGTTATGCTTTTTGATAAATTTCTTCAGCGCATCTTTTTTGAAACCGGTTCGCTCCTGAATCTGCTCCCAGCTAAGCCCCTGCAAGAGCATTTTTTGCACTCTGACAATCATCGTGTCCTCAATGTAAAAACGGCTCATGCGCTCATCCCCATGCGCTTGCGAAATTCCTCGTTGCGTTTTCTTTCTTCGGATGAAATCACGATAGGCGTTGCTGGAAGCGGCATTCCAGCCATTTTTCGTTTAGCGGCATCTTCGATTGCGCCCTGAAAGAAGTTAAAAGAGCGCGGCGTTGCGCCCTTCCTTTTGGCCGCGTCAAAGGCAGGCTTGACGTGCCTCTCGAAATCGTACCCCCTCTCCTGCCAGAGGTAGATTGGCGAGGTGTTAACTGCGGTCAGGTCAGGAAACAGCGTCCTGGCATGGTCAAAGACTTCCTGAAAAAAAGTTTTCTCGCGCGCGCACAGCTGCGTAGCAGCTTCTGTTCTGATCTGTTCTGTATCTGCTCTGCTCTGGGGCGTTACTGAAACGTTACACTGTGTTTCATCATCCCGTTTCAATAATTGTCGATGCTTACGAACCCTCTCAGAACTGCTGTCAGAGCGGAACTGACGCTTGTTCCAGTTAAGAATCCGATTATCGGAATCTATGAAGCCCCTCTTCATAAACTCCGCTTTTGTCTCTCCCCATTGAGCGGCATCAATACGAAGGAGAAACGCCGCCTCCGCGTCATGTAACGTTTCATTACCGTTACAACGGAAGCAAAAGAGCATTACCAAGCGGCGTTGGTATGCTTCATTCATCATCTGCACTTTCTGGTCAGATGCGAATTCGGAGTATAGGCGAAACCATGAATTACTCATAGAGCACCTACTATCCCCAAAATCTCATTAATAATTTGGTCTACATCTGCCATGCGCACAAGCATGAGAACAGGAACGCCGTATTTACTATATTTATCGATCTGCTTGGTGGCGCGATTAGCTGGCTTGTCGCGGGTATAACTTTTTACTTCGATTATGCAAACTATGTTGCCCTGGTGAACAATTAGGGCATCAAAACGATTACGTTCATGCACATATTCCAAGTAGCACTCAAGTCCTAGACGCTGGCATCTGCTATATAATTCCGCCTGAATATTTGCCGAATGTAGGCGTCTTGGTTTTATAAATTTCATACCTCTTCCTCCTGGCCTGTTGATTTCTTATTTTTTACTATGCGATTGTGGGGAGTCATTACCCATTGCCTGTAGCGCCATCCTTGGCGATATGCGTAAACGAGCGCGGCATAATTGAACGCGGCCAATAAAGCGAAACGGAGAATCATCATTTCAATTCCCCCTTGCCCGAGGGCGGAAAAAGCCAGAGGATTAGCGCGAAGAGGAGCCCTACCGCCAAAAGAAGGATGATGAAAATTAACAAATCGACATTCATTGCGTGAGCACCCTCCGCATGAAATCTATGGCCTGCATGCTTTTTACCTGCTTGCCGGTGAAGCGATACACGCGCCAGCCGAGCAACGCGGCCTCGTTGTACTTCTCGCAATCCCTTGCGTAACCTTCCGGTGAAGTATGGCGGCTTCTGTGGTCGGTCCCGCCTTCGATCTCGCATGCTATTTTCTGTTCCGGCCATGCAAAATCGAATGCGAACTTTCTTTCCTTATGGAATTTATATTCGCGTACCGGCATGAATTGCAGCGGAGCCTGGGAAAGATGCAGCATGAACAGCGCCTCAAGCGAGCTGGGCTGTTTGCCGCTATATTGCTTGGCTTGGGCAGCGCGTATTGCTTCCTGTAATCCCATGCCCTACCCCACCCTAAAAAGCAGCCAACGCAAAGATTTCTCTATGCGCTGGCCGTGAGTTCGCCCGCCGGAACAGGGATGTTGCGGGCGTAGAGGGAACCTGTGAGTAGCAAAACTTCTTGCCGCCATGAGCAGCTCCTTTATTTTTGTCGCCTCGTTACGCCGCCTTTGGCGGTCTGTGTTTTTAGCTTCGGATATCAATATTTCGTTAGTCTATAATTAACGAATACCCGTAATAGATTAACGTAATAAATTTTTTTGAACTCACTTGACTTGTGCGCAGGACTTGATACAGCGCGGCATTGCCTTCCCATTATTTCTTGGTGAGGATAATTTATCTAAGGCTACCTGGAGTTTCTTAATGCTGGCGAACGTTGCGCCGTTTTTTTTGCTTTTCCATCGCGTGAAGGTGGAGCGGGCTAATCCTGCGGCATCGCATAAATCATCAATGCGTATATTTGCCTCAGATGCCTTGGTTTCAAAATAGAGGGAGGGATTTTCTAATATCATGGGTTCCATACTGGAATATAATATGCGCAATAATGCGCAATCGTCAAGCGCATTTTTGCCTAATGCATCTGTGTGCAATATTGCATATGACAATGGAATGGAAAAAGGTCATTCAGAGATTGCCGTTGAGGCGATGCGCGAGATCGTAGAAAGGAGCGGGTTAAGCTCCTCTAAGCTTGCGCGTGAAAGTGGCGTTGCCCCCTCTACTCTGAACCGACCGCTCAATGGGGATACCAAGCACACTATCTCCTACAAAACACTATCAGAAATCGCAAAATATATAGGATTCGATTCCTATGAGGATTTTGTCATTGACTGGAAAGAGGGCGAAATGAAGAAGGAATCGGAAGTGCTTCTCTCCGCTATCGCCACATTAATTTATGTGCTGGAACGGGAAAAGGTCGTAAAGAAGCCGGGTGT